CGTCGACAGACTCGTACCCCTTTTGGGGTACGAGTCTGTACAACGTTTTGTATCAGTTCAACACTGTTACCAACTTAAATATTTGACATAGAACAAGTGAAATGCCAGTTGTCAATAGCTGTTAATGATGAAGCGTTAATTACTAGCGTATGCTTGTTATTCTCATAAATTACCCTAACAGGGGCTAATTTTAAAGTGGAATCATCATTAGAAACAATAGGATTGTATACAGTATCATTTAGCGGAAAGGCTATATTCGTAATTATGGTACCCTCAACATCTAGCAGTTTAGATAAGTCAAAAGATAGTCTTTTGCCTTTACTTTTTAAATACAAGTTAAGGACAGTTAAAACGCATGAGTACGGATTTACTATATAAGATATTTCTGCAATATTACCTTCAGCGTCAGTAAGATTTGTGTGTTGCATAGAAGAAGTGTATGTTAATGAACCATTTTGAAGCTGATGTTTTAAACATTCTGATATTTTAGAATATCCGCTGTCGTTAGGGTGGTAATTATCTGCACTAACATAATACTTTGAAAAATTCCAATTCCAACTACACCAACCTAAATAACGCATTCCAAGTTGTTCACATTCTTTACTCATAATTGAATTTACTAGCCACTCACTCCTAGCGGTATTGTTAATATTATATAATGATTGCTGATAAAAAAATCTTATTTCACACCAAGCATAGTTTACCTCTTTACAATTAGGAAAATGTTGTTTAACAAGCCCCATAAATGCCTGAATGGCATTTCCTATTTTTTCCGTTCCTAAAATTGCACCATCTTTGGCAATTTCTCTACTTTCACCCCATGCGCCAATAATATTAATGTGTGTAACCTTGTTATGGTCATAACTTGTGTCATTTATAGCATCCTCTAAATGTGTTAAAAAAGTGTCATTAGCATGTTCACCATAATCAATAAAGCCTGTTCCGTCACCACTATATAATTTACTATCATTATAAATATCTTTTGTCAAGGCATAAAGCCCTTTATTATTTGAAGAGCCAACACCACGGCAATAGCTATTCCCGAAATATAAAGCAAACGTTTTAAATGAATTTTTATAATTTGCTAAATCATCAGCAACCTTTTCTGTTTCTTTTCTGTAATTTTCAACTTGTGCGTTATAATTACCAGTATTCACCCAATAGTCAGTGTTAGTAATCTCAATATTTGCAGGTACAGGAACTTTACTTGTAAAGCTATTACCCATATATGTAACAACGCACAACGCTTCATACTGTAAAGCCTTATTCCATTCACCCATAATTTTAGGGACATACCTAGCACCAACATACTGCCTATTAATTAATTCGTTACTCATTTTTCCTACCTCTCTTTCTAATAGCTCAAAACTAAATGGCCATAGTCATAGTTACCAACACCGATATTATTTTCAATATCTAAACCTGTAGTATTAAAAGTAATACTAGACCAATTTTTTGGAATGTTATAAATAATAAATCCTTCATCACTAATAGTGACAAAAATCATTGTTGCTAAATACTGAGCAATAATACTTTCAGCATATGAAGTATCAAAATTATCTATCCATTTCTGTATCTCCTGTACTTCCTGTTTAAGCTTTTCAATGTCAGCATTTTGTACTTTGTCAGTTTCAATTAAATTGTTAATATAATCTACAACTTTGCAAAGGATTTCATAATAGCTCAAGCTATCATCATACACCAAAGGCAAAACCTTGTAACACCAAAACCTAAAAAATTCTTTATCACAGTTATTCATACTTTACACTCCTTTCTAATAAATTGTAAAGAATAAATCTTTAAGTTCATCAATAATCATCATATCAATATTTAAAAAAGTTTCTCTAAACTTTAATAGCATTTCTGATTGATTGCCTTCATATCCTAAAACTTTGTCAACATAGCTGTCGCTTCTATTTCCTGTTCCTGTTTCATTATCAGTTGTGCTACCGTTTAGCGTACTACTCGTTCCATCCGTACCCACATTGTGTGTAGCGTTTGTTAAATAATCATTACTGTCAAGTCCGCTAATACCGCCCTGTGGTGTATCACTGTAGTAGCTCCATGTATCAGTACTTCCGTCAGTTCTCGAACTGCTATTGTTAGTCCCATTTCTGTTAGTGGTTTTGGTTTCGCTTCCACTACCTTCATGTGTAACACTCCTGTTCACACTAACTAACGGTTGAATTTTTAATAATTCGCTCTGATAAAGTTGATTATAATAAGGCATTATGTTTTTCATCTTATCACTAAGAAACAACTTCCATCTTCCGACAGTTTCACAACAAATCTCACGAGTATAGTAATGTCTTAAAATCTTTTTACAAAGCTCTGCTCTATATTTTTCATCAAAAATAGGAAAGTCGCTAAAAATCTTGTTCCAAGACTTATCCAGAATATCTTCTATGTCATTAAATCCAACCGACTCTGTAAGCTTCGCACTTGTTTCACAAATAAATCTAACTTGCGTTGTATATTTACTCATTGACATCCTCCCTCCTGTCATCATTCTGATTGAATACATCACGGAAATGACAACTTATCTGAGTACCGAACATTTCGTTAATCTGCTCACAGGCTTGTTGTCTTGCAAATTCTCTCGAATATCTGTTAGCCATTACACCACCCTGTAGTCTCTGGACTTCGTCCTTAATCATTCTTTCTTTTTTCTGAACACTTATGTTTGATATACCTAAGTAGGTAAGAGCCTCATTCCAGAGATTAACCTTTAAGTCATAAAGCTTATCTGCGACAAATGGCGCACCAGTTGTGAACACACCAAACGAGCCACCGTCACCCTCCATGAAATCATTACTAGCAAAAATAACAGGTTGGTTGCCGTCATACTGCATATAAGCGTTCTGTAGAGCTAATTGTTGATGCTCACTACCTTTAATCAAAATGGGTGTTCTTTGAGCTTTACAGTTAATATCAATACTTGCGTCAAGTTCAGCTAGTCTTTTAGCGAATATTTCCATTTTATCTTTACAGCACCAATGTGTCATATTATCCCAAATGATAACACTGTCACTTCTTCCGCACACACGTTGATAACCATTAGAAGCATAAGCACGTCTATCTAACGGTATATTGTAAACATCAAGCTGGCCGCCTAGTATACTTCTTAGGCACAGATTTCCCATAACTTCATCATTAAAATACAGCATAGCACTATTTTCATACAGTCCAACCTCAATAAATCGAGCATCTACAGTACTAGGAAGCCCAACCCATTCAAACGAGCTAATAGCTATTTCTGTAAATAAATCTAAGTATTGGTCAAAAGTGTAAAGCTGATACCAAACGCTGTCACTAAATGGAGTACGATTTTGTGTTCGTCTTGCTTTTCTTGCCTTACTCAATTTTTATCTGCCTCCTTTCTAAACTGAATTGTCAAGCGAATAATTACCAACTTCATTAGGGTGTTTCCAAAAGGTAATTCCACTATTAAAATAACTTTCAATCAGTGCTATGTCATCACTTGGTGCGCCACCCACTATAGTACAGTCAACTGTCTTGGTATAATTCCAATGCGGCCTACTTGAAACATTAGGCACTTTAGTTGTATGACAGGCATACCCAAACACGTCAAAATACTTGTCTATTGCTTTTGCATACTCAGCAGTAATTGATTTTCGTTGAGCTTCAAAACACACTTGTCCTTTACCAAAAAGAGCATTATTAGTAGCATAATTGCCCTTTACATCATTAGCATTAATACTAGCCGTGTAAGCACTTGTTAATATATTTTGCACACTACCGAGTGCTGAATTACTTGACTGACCAGTAATCATACCTGTAGCAGTTTGAACGGCTGACGGAATAGCGTTAATTGTAATCGGTACAGCATTTTGAGCAACCCACGCATTAAATGCGTCTACATTCCACGAACATAAAGGGAAGCTGTCAAGAGTGATGGTTTCTGTCATATCCATTCTCCCTGTTCCGCTTGTTTCTGTAGCCTTGTATCTATCAAGGCGCAACACTTCCTGTACTGGCATTGTCATGTTACCAACGACGTTATAATAAGGAGTAAGATTTTCTGAGAATTCATAGCGTTGGATTAATGTTTGTCCAGAATTATTTCTTACTTCATTAAAATTAAATGGATAAGTGTATAGTTTCTTGTTTCGTGGTGTGTAGCCATTTATTGTGTCAGTATTACTAATTGGTACACCAGTAACATTTAATGGTTTGGTGTTCCCTGTAAATGTAATATTAACTCCTTCGTCCGTAACATTAACAGGTAGTATATCTGTAGGACATGTATAAAGAGCTAATATATTATCGGGAGTAGTTAAGTACTGATTTAAAAAATTAGTGAGATTATTACTACCTGTTTCTGTGTTAGCAAAGGCTTTTATTTGATAGCCACTATAAACACCGTCGTATAGATATCCTCCTGATGTGGCAAGTAGTACCATGGTGCAAGTACTTAAAGAGCCTAACCCAATTAACTGAGCTTCACCGTTGTAAACATATTCGCCACACTCAACATTCTCTGGAAGGATATGCTCACCGATGTTATCGGTTAGACTGTGTTCACGTTCAACAAAGCATTCTTTTATATCAATATCAAACCAGTACGTTTGTATAACATCAATTTGAAAACTTATCTCGGCCGTTACATTGTTAATATACTCAATTCCTGTCACAAACGCATAAAACCAACGTGTGCTAAAAGCTGAGTTTTGAAACATCATGTAATTGCAGTCATATAACGCGTCTGCTGTAGCTTGTAAACGGCATTTACCCTTATTAACTCTATTGTAAGTTACTTTAGCAAAATGCTTTTTGGTTTTACTAATAAAATAATCTGCTTGTGTTTTCTTATCTGAAAAATAAATTGTGTGTTTCTGCTGAGTGGAAAGTGGTACTCCACTCAGCATGTACACCTCACTATCTGGTACTATGTACATTTATCATCATCCTTTTTCTAATACGACTGTGTCTCCTACAGCGCTATCACCTGTGATTGGTGTAGTTCCTGTGTAGGCTGTTCCATCTAAATCAGCTACAAGAGTAATGTTTGTTTTAGATTTTGTTGATGGAATTACAATAGCGCCATATTTCTGTACGGCAATACCCTCTGTTGTAAGGTCTTTTGTTTGAACAAAATTAACTGAATTAGGTGCAAGTGTAGCTGTGTCATCCTGTACATTAAGTGTAAAGATAGTACCAACCTCAGATGTATCTTTTCCTGTGATTTTAACAGTAATATTTTCAGGCATGGCAATTGCAGCACCACTGTCAACAAAAATGATTGCATTAGCAAAAGGCGAGTAAGAAATAGTTTTCCAACAATGTAGCCAATAATTCCAATATAAGCCACTGCCAACACGAGTTTCGTCAAATTCAAATAAGTTATCATAAACTTGGAACCATTCTTCATCAACCAAAACTGCTTTAATGTTTTCCATAAGTGCAAGCTCTTCTGCTGTCACTTCTTCAAGACCTGTGGACTCTTCTCTAATGGCTTCAAATCTTTCATTATCAAATGACGCAAAATCATCAATTAAATGAAGTTTTCCTATGAATGTTGCTTTATCCATATTAAAAGCGCTGGCAAGTACTTTAACATCAAATTTAGCATTAAAATCAGCATCCATAAAAATACACTGTTTATCAATAGGTGTGTTGTTCTGTACATGAGCCTCATTAAATCTTCCTGTCATATCAATAGGAAGTAAATTTGATTTTCCTCTAAAAGCTACGGCTACACTATCCATGTCAGTAGTATCAACCTGCTGTGCATATACTTTACCGTGAGAAATTGCTTTAATGAGCAGATACTTAAAAAGTAAGTATTCGTCATATTCAGCGGACTGATAAACTTGGTTAATAATTGATGTAATAAGATTAGTTACACCGTCAGCGGATGTAAACGCACGTTTTAAAGCCTGTTTCTCGATAGTAATTGGGTACATTACCCTCCAATTAGTGGTGTGAAAGACTGACTGAACATTAGGGAGAGTACGTTTAAACTCCCTACTAGCTCCCTTCTCGGCATCATATTTTACGGCCTTGATAATACCAACAAAAATATCCTCTACAGTTTCGCCGAATTCGAGATAGCCCTTCTTGAGGTGCTTATAAGGATTGTTAAAAGTTGCACTCTGCATACGCACCAATGCAATTCTATTAATTAAAGCGTTGATAAATTCGTTGGAGTGTGTCGGATTTCCGAAAAGGATTTCTCCAACCTTTGGGATATCCTGTTCTTTCTCTATTTTTGGCACATCTTTCTGATATGCATAGGACGCATTGTTTCTAATAACGTTTAAAATGTCAATCGACCGTGCGTCAAGTTTCGTTTTAGCAATTATTCTAGCCATTAATCTTCCTCCTCTTTAAATAAATCCTCGAAAGAGTTGTACTCTTTCTCTTCCTCGTGTTCTGTCGGTGTGTCTAGTTCATCTTCCTTTTTGTCAACAAAACGTGAAATATATTTGTCTCTCCACATTTTGTCGTTTTCCAGATATTTCTGTTTCCACTCGTCAGCATCGGACGAGTCGATTGAATCGGATATATCCTCAATAATCTCAATTGTTTCATCATCCGTTCTATCGCCAACATATTTTCTTACTTTTTCAATAAGTTCGTCTTTTGATAATTTAGCCATTATCATTCTCCTTTCTTAAAATCGCCTGTGTAACATCATATAAATAGGTAAGTGCCTTCTTGTTGATGTAGGTGGTGTAGGTGGTACAGGTGGTACAGGTGTACCACTAAGATACTCATACCAATTCTTTCCGTTTTGTATTCTTTCATCGAGTGCTACAACGCCGGCACGCTCGCGCTCAAAACAGTAAGCCTTAACGGCTTCTTCAACATCTGTTAGTTGAGAAAATTCTAAACCACTATATGGATATTTTTTAGTAGGTATCCACTGACCACCGTAACCCTCAAGTACTTCGGCATTAATAAGCTGACATTGTAAGTTGCCGTCTTTCCAATCCTTACCTTGAGCATTTGCGTAGTCAGTGAGGTTTGAAGATGGCGTCCACTGAATAAGACCCCATCCACTGGATACATTTACTGTTTCTTTTAGCGCAGGGTTTAAGGTACTTTCTCTCTGAACATTTCCGAGCATACCGCATATACTTTCAAGTGTGTATTTTCCGGTAAAATAAGCGTTAAACTCTACAGCGTTATTTTCCATTTGCGCTTGTGTCAGATACTTCCTAGTACCTTCAATAACTACCCATGACATTAAATTACCTCACTAAGAAGCGCTTTCCATGTATTGTTACCACACTCGCCGTCCTGTAAAAGATTATGGTCTTTCTGAAAATTAATACATGCAGATACGCACCCTTTACCGTAGATAATATCAATTGAGCCTGTATAATACCCTAACTTTGACATTAGTATTTCAAATACAGTAACATCGTTATTTTTAGTACCTTTTTTCAATAAAGACATATTTGTTAATTTCTCCTTTTTAAAATCAACAATTCTTTTAACAAGCACTAAATCGTTTCGGTGAGAAATATTAGTAATTGAAACACCCTTACCCTTGTTTGTTTTTGTGTTTTTACTATTTCCTATCGACTCAATCATTTGTGCACCGTTAATAGCAATTGCTATGTGGGTAATTCTCTTGGTTGATTTACCGAAATAAAGTAAATCAGCACTTTGAATATTTGTTACTTTTTTGCCTAACGCTGAGTAGCCCTGAGCTGTAGTTCTTGGTACTTTCATACCACACTTATTAAGTACAGAATATACAAAACCACTACAGTCATATCCACCCTCAGACTCAGACTCTCCACCCCATACGTAGGGCTTCCCAATATACGTTCTTGCCGTTGTTACAATATCACTACTTGTCATCTACATTAACCTCACTGTCAAGCTTATCGCAAAGTTTTTGAAGTACAATTGTATTATTGTTGAGTGCTTCTGCGAACTTGTCCGACTCTTCCTTATGTGCATCATTAATTTTGTTAATGTAATAACACATAATTAAACACATTCCAATAGGAAAGCCAAGCGTGGAAATTAATGTTGATATGCTGTCAATCATAATGATGACCCCCTTTCTTTTCTTATTATAACATATTATCAACAATTTATCAACATTAATTTGACAAATTGTTGATAATTTGATATAATAAACTAAAGGGGGTGGATAAATGGAAGAAATAAAATACTATGATGGCACTAAGCTATTAAGCATGAAAGACATAAACGGAAACACACCTGAAATTTATATTTCAACATCAAATAGAAGTGCTGGAAAAACAACATATTTTAATAGATACCTGATTAATCGGTTTTTAAAGTATAATGAGAAATTTTGCCTACTGTACAGATTTCAAGACGAACTAAAGGACGCGGCGAATAAATTCTTTAAAGATATACACGGACTTTTTTTCTCAGCATACACCATGAAAGCTCTACAAATCGGCAATAGTAAAATGTATGAATTATTTCTGTGCAGTGCATACGATGAAGAGGACGAAGGAAAATCCTGTGGTTATGCTGTAGCTCTCAACTGTGCGGATAAAGTGAAAAAGTATTCGCACTATCTGAGCGATGTATCAAGAATACTTTTTGATGAATTTCAGTCTGAAACTAATCATTACTGCGCTGATGAAGTCAGCAAATTTATAAGCATTCATACTTCAATAGCAAGGGGTAATAATAGTCAGGTTAGATATGTTCCTGTTATAATGATTTCAAACGCTGTAACACTGTTAAACCCTTATTACACAGCATTAGATATTACTGACAGACTCACTTCTGACGTGAAGTTTTTACGTGGTGATGGTTTTGTTCTTGAACAAGGTTATAACGAAATTGCTTCTAAGTTACAAAAAAGCTCACTATTCAATAGAGCTTTTAACAAATCTAATTATGTTGCCTATGCGGCACAGAATGTCTACCTCAATGATAATAATGCGTTCATTGAAAAAATCAAAGGTCAGAGCCGTTATTTATGTACGCTTAAATATAAGGGTGAAGAATATGCCGTTAAAATGTTTGAAGAGTTAAGCATAGTTTACTGCGACAAAAAAGTTGACCCTGATTTTAAACAAAGAATTTCGGTTACAACAGATGACCACAATATCAATTATGTAATGCTCAAAAATAACGGATGGTTAATTGACTATATGCGTTACTTCTTTGATAGAGGTTGTTTTAGATTTTATTCTCTTGATTGTAAAGAGTGTGTTCTCAAGGCTTTAGCTTATTATTAACGGTATCTGCGTTAGTTATTTTTGTAACTTAGGTGTGAAAGGCTCTTTGAAATATAAGACACATCTTTGTAGTTGGATGTATGCCTATCCATGCATTAAGAATTAACGTTATAGATATATTAAAGAGACAGGTGTTATTCTGTCTCTTTTGTTATGTTTCACGTGAAACTTTTTTATCTCATTTTATATGTTGTCTCCTGTAATACTATCCCGCCTCTTATTCTCACTGGCCTGAGTTTTCCATATACTTCCAACCCCTGTTTAAAATCAGCTAGCGTTCTCTTTGTTTTTAAAAATTCCTGTTGTATTGGTGGGTATTTCTCGAGTTCTTCATCTGCCACCCCCTCCATTGATTTAAGAAATAAATTCTTACACCTATCCGGCATACCTGCACATTTTACGTTATAGTATGGCTCATTAATTGGTTCTTCATCCTCATGCGTAACATGCTCGATATAAGTTTTCTGGCGAACAAAAATAGCTTCATCCCAAAAGCTCTCTAATTTCCAACAACAAAAATTAGAGGGGTGTATTTTTATTCCATTAATTTTTTCCTTTGTAGTACAACAATGTATGCTATCCGTGTCGGCGTATACAAAATATTTATAGTTTTGCTGTGCCGCTCTAATAGTAAAATTTCTGGCATAACTTGTTATAGCTGAACCTATTGGAATATACATAACTTTCTTTTCGTGTTCTTCAAATGTCGTAAAACCTAGTGAGCCATCGTCCTTCTCTCTTGCCACTTTAAAAGAGGATATATCCGAACTGCTAAGTTTTCCATATAAGTTATTTAAAAAGAGTTTTGCTAGTGTTCGCCTTGCTCCTGTACTAACTTGTTTAATTTTCCTGTATTTGTTGATATACTCGTCAAAAATTCCTGTTATACTTCTAAAGTAACATCCATCCATTATCTCAAAATCTACAAGGTTGTATTGCTCCTGTAGCAACTCAAAATCAGTTTGAGTAAGTACCATTTCAACAATAGCTTTTTTAATATTTCCTTCAAAATCTTTGTACCATGTACATACATTCCCTGTATCTTTATCAACTATATCGGATGTTTCAAGCATTTCGGTAGCCTTATACAAAAAGCTCCCTTTAATCTGTATAAATGGAAGTTTATTTTCTTTCAGATAAAAACGTGTACGTATGCGAACAAAATAATAATATTGGTCTGTAAGACATTTTGAGGGTATTTTACCTTTGAAAAAAACTGGCCGACCATAGGGATAATAATTTCCACTTTCTGAGTGCATCATAGAGGGATAGAGACTATTGACGTCTGCTGTTATACCCTCAGTGTATATTCTGTTTTCACATCCTTTCTTTAGGTAACACCAACCGCCCCTATATGAGTGTCTTATATACTCATCAGCGTTTGAGTATTTATATTCATGTTGATTTAATTTAAACTGTGTTAAATCGGGAAAAAATGCTTGATAGTCTTGCCTGTCAACTGTAGCTTTAAATTCAGAGAGACAGCATGACCCAATAGTAAGTTTTAAGTGCCCCTCCGATTGCATAATTTCTAACGCTTCTTTAACTACTAGAACATCATTAGCAATATAACGTTTTTCGCTATCTGTAATTGGACAACCTGCGTATCTATGCCCTTTATACTCCATATTTAATTTACGGTGCTTTGTTTGAAAGCTTTTCCCAATTTGTTCAACTGAAAATGGCAAGAGTTTCAAACTATCTCTAATCTCAATAAATGCGTAAGGCGTCTTGATAAGTATACTGTACCACTGACCCATGTCTGAAATCGAATACACAAACGATTTTGGTGTTAAATCTTTTTCTTTCAAAAAGTGTACATCACTATCATTATTCGGATTTACATATAACTTTTGCTCATACTTCAAATCTGTTAGCAAGAACGATAGCCAAAACGAACCGTCAAACTTTAAGTTATGATAATATATGCAAATATTCTGCTTTAAGTTATATAGGTAATTATATGTCTCTCTAATTGAATGATGAATTTTAACATCCTCTGTGCCTAGCTCGACAACTGCTGAAGCCCACACTTCAGTGAATGTTTGACCGTCATATACTGTGGTTTCAAAATCCCCTACCATATATTTCATTTGCCTTTTCATATTTCTTCCCACATTTCATCGTCGTCTATTGCTTTATCGATTTCTTCCTGTTCTGCATCACTTGGTAAATTGCCACTTATTAACGTATATAAATGTTGTACGGCCGTTCTTGATACAGCACTACTAGGATGATATCTAATTATAACTTCACAAGTTGCTAAAAAATCCTCACTTGCTTGTGATATGGAATATAAAACAGAGTCTGCGCCATACTTTTTAATTTCTGAGTTTAAAAGATTATTTAATAAGTCTGCTGACTGGGATTGTTGAACACTCACGCTTGCTATCATGGCCTGTACTTTATCCCATACTAATTTTGAAGCACTAAACATTTGTTGCCATTCTCTGTTAGACTTAATTCGATTATAGTCCTCTTGGTCTTTTTTTCTTCTCCTAGTTTCCCATGCTTTCCTAGCAGCTTCTTCTCTTATTTCTCTTTTTCTCTGCTCAACTGTTATTGGTTGTCCTGTTACTGCACTGATGGCATAAGCTTTCTTATAAAGCTGTGCTGGTCTAATCTTTGATAGCCTTCTTATTGAACCACTTGTTATGGTTTTTGGCTTTGGTGGTATAAGGTTAGGCTCGAACACATACCCTCTTTTTTCAGCATATCTAATAAAACGTTTAAGTCTTTTTCGCTCTTTATTATATTCCTTCAAGAGTTGCGATTTCTTAGTTGTCTTACCCATACACTTTAAACCTCCTATGCTTATAAATAAAGGGAGGGTAAAAACCCCCCCACCTTTATTACTAAATACTCTAAATAATTAACGTATCATTAATTGGTAAAATTTTCTACCATTATTGGATGTATTCTCACACACCTCTATGAGCGCATGTCCTTCATCTGATATGATATCATCAAGCATATCTAACGTTTCATTAACAGTCCTAGAAATGCTTGTAAAAACTGCTCCGTCTTTATCAACAAGCACTGATACTTTTATATTGTTTCCATCTCTGTCAGTATCAGCATATTCGCCAACATTGACAACATCAATCTGTAATCCCTTCTCAATTTTCTGTGATGATGCCTTTGCATTAAATAATTCTTTCTTTGATAACATGATATTGACCTCCTATTTTACTGTGCTGTGTCTGCTTTGTCTACTTTGTCTACTTTGTCTTTTTCGTCTATTACTTCCTCTGCTTCTTCAATGTACTTACTGAGTGGCATTGAATATGTTTTAGTGCCTGCTTTCTTGTCTGTGATAGCTGAGATTTTAAAAGTATCTGTCTCATACATCTTACGGATGTAATTAAACAGTTTCGCTTCATCCTTTGGTGCTTCACTTTCATAGACTGGGTAAGTCTTGGTCATAGGCTCGCACGTAACTATATCCATACCTATTACTGTGATGTTTAACGTGCTGATTGTCCTCCTTACGCTTGGTTTTCTCATTTTTATTATCCTCCTTGTTTTTTGTAATGAGTTTGCTTTGTAACTTGTTGTAACTTGTTGTAACATGCACCATTGGTGCAAATACTAGTGGGTGGGATTGCACCACCCCTCAGCTTGGTTACTGCTAGTTAAGTTGTAATCTGTTTACAAGTATCATATTACACTATACGACAAGAAATGTCAAGTACTTTTTTTCAAAAACTAATAAATTTCTATGTAAAGAATACCTTCTTTCATTTCGTGAGCTTTAACTTGACTATTGATGTATTGTATCAATTCACTAGTTTTAATGCGCTTTCCATTTTTAAATGCTTTTATTTCATAGCAAGGTAAAACGTTCATTAATTGTAATACTTCATACACCCTCGGTACTTCACTGTCCATATATTGACTAATCATTATTATTGCAACCATAACGAATGTCGCTATAACTAATCCTTTATAGATATCCATTTTTTGTTAATCCTCCATCACGATAAAAAATTCGTTTCTTATAATCTCTATTTCCTTAACTGTTCTTTCAAGTATATCAGTTGTGATAAAGTCAGCTTTATCCATAAATAACCAATGCCTACTCTCAGTTATGATATTCAAAAAGGCATCGCCATCAATAACGCTAATTAAATCTTTAAGTTTCATTTAACTTATACTCCCATTCTTTTACTTCATCTATTATTATTTCTGCTAAAGCGTTAGCTGACAATTTAGACTCAAGTAACCCAAAAGGTGCTTTAAATATGTGCTTATATCCGTCAGCGTATATATAAAAGATTGCTGATGAAATTGAGGGTTCAATATACGTTTCGACTCTGCAATCGGTAAACTCTGTCGATGTTTGTATTCGCGCTTTAACTGCTTCTAAATATCGTGCGTGCAAGTATTTTTTCACTCCTTTCCTTTATCTTAAAATCAATGCCACCCATCCATCCATCCATCCAACCATTAACAAGGTGCTGTGTCATCTCAGTGAACATTGTGTTTGCATCAGATGCCCTTTACAACTGCTTGACTGGCTTCCTCATTTCCTTGTTTATAATTATATTATATCATTTAAAAAATAAAATTGGTGTATAATCTTTTAATAAATTGTGAACATTTTGTGAACATTATAATACTGTTCTTACTAACTGTACTAAATAAGGTGCACGCTCGTTCACCTGAAGGGTGCACGCTCGTTCCCTGAAGGGGGGACGCTCGTTCCCCTGAAGGGTGCACGCTCGTTCCCCTGAAGGG